TTAATAAAAAAATTATAATATTTTTAAATTAGTAATAATTTTTATAATAATTATCTTTTATTGCTCTTCACTTTGTTAATACATTTTTAATTGTAAAAATAATCATATATTATATTTAAATTTCATTTTTTATATGAATTAAATATAATGACAAGTAAAACTGATTTAGCTTATTCTGATGATGTATATTTCCCAGAATCTTTATTAGATGGATGGTTAAGTGTTTCTGCTGTATTATTAACTACTAGTTTGCTATTTTATCATATGTCACGGGTTAAATCTTTAAAAGTAAAGCCATTCTTGGCCAAAATAGTATCTATTGGGTTAATAGTAATTTCTACAGCATATATGATATATGCTTTAATACCATACACAAAACGAATGAATTATACTATACAAAAATGTATTAAAATGAACGAATGTTCAGATAATCAAACACAGGAACTTAAGATTCTTAAAATATCCTACTTATTTTTAGGTATACTTACAATTATGATACAATCTATTATTATGTATTTAGTTATTACTACTATTTAATAAATTAATTTTTTTTCTTCTGTAATCATTCTAACGATTTACACTTATTAACTCCAAAAATAAATTTAAATGAAGACCAATTTTTACTGTAATCTTTTCTTTGTTTATTAAAATAAATAACAAATCCAATTATTAATGATCCAATAATAATATATTTCAAAAGAGTTAATATTTTATTGTAACGATCGATATATTTTTTATATTTTTTTTTATCTTTACTAGAATAATAATTTATATAACTATCAATAAAATGATACAATACTACTAAAGAAAATACAAATATATTAAAGTGTAATTGCATTTTGGTAAATAATAAAAATAATACCCATATAGCAATAGAATTTTGTAATAAATTCATTGGATTAATATTTTCATTACTTGCGAATCCTAAAGAAAAGTAAATAATAAATAAAAGAACAATATGTTTAGCTAACATATTTTCGGATAATAATCGTTGGGAACTACATCCAAGTGTTTCAGCAATAAAATTACCTGAAATTGCTAATATTAATAACAATACTCCGTTCATAATATTATTATCTTTTTGAATGGTATTTTCCATATATATATATATTCGAAAAAATATTATATGTTTAATGAAGTTTCAAATATTTTCGATGTAACTATATATGGGTCGCAATTGGAACTAGGTCTTCTATCTTCAAAATAACCCTTTTTGTTTTTAATTGTTTGTAATCCTCTCCTAATTGATGCTCCTCTATCTGATATTCCATCAGTAAATACATAATAGTCAGCAGTTTCATATTTACCCGACATTCTGTCTTCATTATTTTTACCATAAACGTACATATGTTCCATATGTTTTTCTTTTAATTTATCAATAGCTTCATTTATATAATCTAATCCATGTTTATTAGTTGTACCGTTTCTCATATTTTTTGTACTAAAATTGGTATGACATCCAGAGCCATTCCACTCACCTTTTAATGGTTTGGGTTCAAAAGTGACTGCTATATTTTGTTGTTCCTCACATAGTCTATTTAAAATATACCTTGCCATCCATAAATGATCTCCAGCCAAAATACCTTCACATGGTCCTACTTGAAATTCCCATTGTCCTGGAGCAACTTCAGCATTAATTCCTGATAGATTGATTCCTGCATATAAACAATATTCCAAATGTTTTTCAACAAGTTTTCTTTCAAATATATTTTCTCCTCCAACACCACAATAATATTGTCCTTGTGATAAGGAATCATTAAAGCCAATAGGTAATTTAGTTAAAGAATTTATAATAAAATATTCTTGTTCTAAACCATACCAAGGTTTTTCAATTAAATGTTTAGAAAATATCTCGTTTGCTGAGAAACGATTATTTGATGGTAAAGGATTATCGTTAGAATCATAAGTTTCACATAATAATAATACACTAATAGTTGATTGGAGTGATTTTCTAAACGGATCTTTAAACATACATTTAGGTTTTAAAATAACATCAGAATTATCTCCTGTAGCTTGATTAGTAGAACTTCCATCAAAGTTCCATTCTGGAAAATCTTTTACTTCCATTACAAAATTAATATTAATATTATATATCAATTTTGTTTTACTCCTTAAATTATTATTTGCATCAATCCAAATGTACTCAATGCAATAATTAACCATTACAATAATTAAGTTAATATATTTAAGTATAATTTATATGATAAAATTAAAATTAATAGAATAATTCTACTAATTGTTTAGAAAAATTTCCGTCACTAGGGTAATGTAATCCTGCACGAATTCTACAGGAGTTACATTTTTCAGCTAAATCATCTAATTGAGATTGTAAATTAGGATATGTTCTTCCTAATATTTTAGCTAAATAATAAGCTTGTAATGCATGTCCAGCTGGATATGCTGGTGTTGCAGCTGTATTAGAATGTAAAACATCTATAGAGGAATTAATTTGACCAGGTCGAGCTCTATTGATAATATATTTAAAAAATATAATTATAGATGATATAGGTAAGGCAGTTATCATATGATCTAATTCTTTTATAGGTATAGGTACTAGTTTTGTAAATGCTTCACTTACACTTCTATCAGTTAATTTAAAAAAATTAATATCATGAATATTACGTATTTTTGTTTGTTTTAAAACTTCTAATGCCTCTGTTTCATTATTAGGATAAATACGAATAGTTGGTAATAATATTATATAACGCTTACCAGATATGATAAGAAGTAATAAATATATAAAAAAAATATATAATAATATGTTCATATAAAAATGAATATATTATTTATTTAATTAAAATCCACCTGGAAATTTTACAAGATTGGCTCCAATACCGAATCCTGCACCAGAACGAGCTCCAACAGCAAGGGAAGGAACATAAGTATCAAGAATACTAAATGTAGCAGCAGCAGTTAAAGCAATAAGAGCAACTTCATCTAAATTAAGTGCTTTCTTTGGGATGGCATAGGCAGCAATAGCAACCATAAGACCTTCAACGAGATATTTAATAGCTCTTTTTACGAGTTCACCTAAATCTAACATTCCACCTGTCATAGTTATATAAATAAAAAAGAAAAAAATATTATTTAATAAAACTTCGTAAAAATACTTAAATATTAATAATATAGATAATTATAATGAGTTTTTCTAAACCTGTCAATCCAAATCAACCACCCGAGGGTGTAACATTACAAAGAAATTCAGATGGCGTAGAAAATCCTAAATATGTAGATTTATTAGATGAAGATAAAGCAATTGCAGGACAGAAATTTGTGTGTTTATCATTTATTTCACCGGAACAAATTTTAAAACAAAAGGAAATGTATTTTTTTGAACAGTTTGTTAATAAATGGGATTTTTCTAAATCAATGGAAAAATTTCTTCAGTTTTTAAATTTTATTTCATATAAGTATCATGTTGATTTTGAAAAAATAACCACAGATTTTAAAGACTTTTCTAAAGATGAGAAAGATAATTTAGTAGCTAGTTCATTAGGAGATGAATATAAGACTTATCTAGATGAAAATGAAGAGGATTTACAGAAGAATTTTGACGAAGAGTTTAAATTCCAGACCTCAACACGAGGAATTAAAGTAAGAGGTGTTTTTCCAACACAACAAGAGGCTGAGTTAAGATGTAAGATGCTGCGTCAAGCAGACCCTAATCATGATGTGTATGTAGGACCGGTTGGAATGTGGGTTCCTTTCCATCCAGAGGCTTATAAGACAGGAAGAGTTGAATATATGGAAGATACATTAAACGAGTTAATGAGTGAGAAGAAAAAGAATGAGGAAAAAGCTAAAGATGAATTTGACAAAAGAGTAAAGGAGACTAAAGAAAAAGCAATCGAAGAAAACATGAAGAAAGCTCAGGAAAGTGGAAATAAATTAACACAAACAATTACTAAAGAAGGTAAATTAGTTTCTGTAGCAAATATGAATACTCAAGAAGAAATGATGGGAGCGAATAGTACACTAGAAGATGTAAGAAAGGAATTATTTGAAGGTGATAATATTGTTACAGATGTAAATACAGATAAAGGATTAAGTAAATTAACTGAGAATACAGTAGTATTTAACTTAGCAGAGCAAAAAGACGAATAATTAATAAAATATAATATTTAAATATAATTTTATATTTTATATAAATGGTATATGGAACAGAAAAAGAAGAGTTCGCCAAGAATGAAATAAGACAAAAAATAATGGAATTACAAAGAGAAATAAATAATTATGAAAATGATATTATAGAAATAAATGAATCAATAAAGAGAAATTGTGTAAGACAATATGGTAAACATGATTTTGAGAGACAAATTGATAGTGGTCCTTATCCAGAGAGTTGGTGGGTATGTACAAAATGCGGTTTTGAAAAATAAATATTATACTGGATCATCCCAATTATTTAAATCATCGTCAGGTAACATTATACTACTCTCGAAATTAGTAGGTATATTTTGTGTTATAATAGAAGTTTCCAAATTTTTATGTTTTTTTAAAGTATTTACTAATTGTTTTCTATTATATAAAACTAGTTCTTTATCTTTTATATAATTTTTATTTCTGGATTTTGAATCCATAATAGATTCAAATTCAGTTGTTAATGCTTGTTTAGTTTCTACAAGTGATAAATATTCTTCATCTAGTTTGTGTTTTACTGAATTCCATTCATTCATTTTTTCTACAGGATCTCTTTCTTGCCATAATTTAAAATTATTAAATGGACCTAATATATCCATTCTATACTCAATTTTATTATGCAAGTTTCCGTATTTCTCTCTTAAATTATGAATAACTTCTTTTTTTTCATCGAATTTAAAATATTTTGATACTGACAATATAAGACTTATGTATGTAGAAATAGATATTCCGGTTACTGACACAATAGGAACGGATGTATTAAAATAATCTTTAGTTGATTGTAAAAAACCCGATAATGTTGAAAAAACAATAACAGAAATTTGAATATAATTTATTTTTTTATTTAAATCAGAATATTTTATATCTAATAACCGTTTATTATTTTTACATTCCTTTAATACACATAAATTATTATAATTTAATGATTCTAGTTCATTTTTAAATATGATAAATTCTTTTGATACTTGATAATTAGAAGAAATAGGAATTGGATCAAGTAAATCTTTATATGGTAATGAATTATTTTCAGATACAGCGGGTGGATTAATGGTATTAGTGGTGTCGAAAACTATATTTTCGGATGGTGTGTTGGTATTAGAAGATTCATTTATTATATTATTTGATAAATCTTCTAATGAAGGAGCTGCACTGTTATTACTCATTGTATAATAACAATACAAAAAAAATAATTTAAACATATTTTATTAAATTAATTATAATGAATATGACACCTTCTAGACGAGCAACAATGTCAGACTTCTTAATAGAAGAACCGATCAAAACAAAACAAGAAGTTGTTATCACAAAAAATCAACAAAATTTTGGTGAAAGAAAAAGAATAAAACCATGACGTACAGGTTCTAAAAGCCAACAGCAAATTGTTCCAAAAGGATACAAAAAAGGATTTCGAAAATAATGAAATTCAATATCTTTGTGTATGAATGACTTATATTTGTTTATAAATGACTTATTACATATAACGACAATACATAATATAGATTTTGAATTTATAAATTATTTAATAATAATATTTAAAAATAAAAAATTATTATTAAATATATGTTTCAAAATATTAAAAGTCTTATTTATCCACTTTTAATATCTAATCCGTCTTTTACTTCATTTTATAATGATAATCGATTAGATAAATCTTTTATAGTATCTTATGATAACGGTTTTTATAAAGCTAGCGGAACCTATAATTATTTAAGTCGTTATAGTGACAAAGTAAGTATACAAAATCCTTGTAATAAAGATTCAATACAAACTTATTTAAAATTATATCATAATGATGACAGATATTATGAAAAAATTATTTATGATATGATATACTTAAAAAATGATGATAAACCGTATCATTGTGAATTACAATATCTTTTATATAAAAATGATTTGCCTATTAAACTATCTGATATAGATGAATATTTACTAAAAGAGTTTAAAATATGAAGTTTAGATTTTAATTAAATTACCATTTATTTTTTTTAACAGTAATTTTTGGGCCCGCACCTTTCTTTTGAACGCTACTTGGGTCATATAATTCGTCTTCGTCATCACTATTAATATCTTTTGATAAATCCCAAAATTCCTTCGATCCTAATTTAAAATTACTATGACCTTGAGCTTTATACCAAAAAATTTGGTCATTTAATTTATTAGATTTGGAATTATTATTAATTACTAAACATTCAAAATTTTCTGTACACTGATCCATGACTTGACAGAACGATTCAAAAGTAGGAAACATACCAGCATAATTTTCCCAAATACGTTTTCTATTTGCTATATAAGGTTCTCGTAATATGAATACATAATCTATATTAGTTCTTAAATTGGGAGGAATACCTAGAGGATATTGCATAGTAATAACTAACATAATTTTCCAATGTCGTCCATTCATGAATAATAATCTCATTAATTTATCTTTTGTCCATTTATTATCATATAAACAATCATCTAAAATTACAAATGCTCTTGGATCTATATTTGAACGTTTATATGATTCCATTTCTTTTTTTATCTGTTTTAATACAACTTTCTGCCGCTTTAATATATTTTCTATAATGGCACTATTATATTCATCATGAATAAATAATTTTGGAACATGAGATGCAAAAAACCCATTTCCTGCCTCTGTACCTGATATTACAGTTCCAATTGGAATATCTTGATGATAATATAATAAATCCCTTACTAAATAACTCTTGCCAGTATCTCTTCTTCCTATTAAAACAATAACAGGACCTTTATTTTCATCTGGACGAAAACTGATGTTTTTCATATCGAATTTCTTTAAATCTAAAGTCATAATTATAGTTTTTTAAGAAAAAAAAATTATATCATTTACGAAAAATTAGTTTAAATAGATTTTAAAATTTAGATTATTGATATAAAGATGTCATTCTCTTTGTATTACAAAAAAAATAAAAATGACAAATTATTTAGGGATTTAGAAAATTCCCCATTAGATCTGAAATTTCTACAAAATTACATTCCTCTTTATCAAAATTTTTTTTCTTTAAATGAATCTAATTTTAATAATATTAATTTAAATCATAAATATCATTTGCAGTCATTAATTAATACAGAATCTAGAAATATATTAAATGCAGAAATTATTGATAGTTCAAGCAATATAACAAATACAAAAGTGTTTTGCAAATATTCTCCTTTATTAGATCCTCTTAAGCTTTTAACAGGTAAATATGACTCTTCAATTAATTCAATTACTACATTGCCTAATTTATATAATGATGATCAATGTATTCCTAAATTAATTGATAAAAACAATAATTCATATGTAGATGGATTTTTTACTTACTTATCCAGTCAATTATTACATAATTATAATTTTATTCATGGTATCGATTATTATGGTTCTTATTTAGCTGTCCAAAATAATTTTTTATATAATATTGTTGATGATTTTTCTTACTTAAATGAAAGTAGCTATTTTCATGAAAATAAAAACAAATTATTTTTTATTGATAATAAAGAATATGAAAATATATTTAATATTGATTCTCGAAATAATAAAAAAAAATTGCTTATTGATGAAAAATTGGAACCTTTAAATACTGATGATTTGAATGAAATAGAATTTAAATTATTTACTACTGATACTGATACTCCTATTATCATAGATTTAAGCGATGTTTGTATTTATAATACAATTTTATCCGATACAAATGAGTCTGATGACTCGTCTTGCAGTTCTAAAAGTTCAAATACGACAATAGATGAAGAATTAGAACATATTGATAATGATGATGATGATGACGGAACATCACAACAATCTGTTTCATCAGAAGAATCTGAAGAACAAGACGAAGAAGATGTATTTTGTAAGATACATGAATTCCCTATACAAGTAATATGTTTGGAAAAATGTGAAAATACACTTGATTATTTAATGGAAAATAACTTAATTGATAATAATGAATGGATATCTTGTTTATTTCAAATTGTCATTATGTTATCGCTTTATCAAAAAACTTTTTCATTTACTCATAATGATTTACATACTAATAATATTATGTTCATCCCAACTAATAAACAATTTTTATACTATTGTTTTAATGGTATTCACTACAAAGTTCCTACATACGGTAAACTCTATAAAATTATTGACTATGGTCGTGCTATTTATAAATATAATGGAAAAGTTATGTGTAGTGATAGTTTTCATCCTAAGGGTGACGCAGCATCACAATATAATTGTGAACCTTATTTTGATTCTAAAAAACCTAGATTAGAACCTAATCCTAGTTTTGATTTGTGTAGATTGGCATGTTGTATTTTTGATTTTTTTGTTGATGATGTGTTAGAATCTAAACTAATTATTAAAACAAATAAAATTGCTGCTCTTATTCATTCATGGCTTTTAGATGATAAAGAAAGAAATATATTATATAAAAATGATGGCGATGAAAGATATCCTGAATTTAAACTTTATAAAATGATTGCGCGTTCTATTCATAATGCTATTCCTCATCAACAACTTTCAAATGAATTATTTAAAAGATATATTTCAGAATTTAATATATCCCCACAATTACATGATTCAAGAAAATCATTCTACACAGATGCCAAAAATGGTAGTTTAGGTGAA